GTCACTTCCCATTTTATCAATAATCTCAATGTTCATTGTGGCAATGTTCCCGTTGGTTTCTCTTTGAGTAAATTGGCATTAAGACACTCTGCGTGTATTTTTTCTTTCAATGCCTTTGAAATAAGTCTAGTTACGGTTTCTATCTCTATCTTGTTTTCTTCACAATACCAGACGATAGCGTCCATATAAGTTATAGGCCGTTTCTCTTTTACAATCCCCTCTATCATCAAACTAAATTCTTTACTGTTCATCTTCACCTTTCGAAATTGTATTAATTAAGTGGTAGTTTATTCTGTTACGAGGAAAACTACCAAAACCCTAAGCGACTAAGCCGCTAATGCAAAGTTATTATCGTTTGCGTTTATTAGCATGAAAGGTTGCCACCTATTAATCTCTTACAATTTTCTCAACACCTGTCGAAACCTAATATCAGCCCCATCATAAGCACACTCAGTAAATGTGTTTATGGTGGAGCTGGAGGGATTCGCACCCTCGTCCAGCATGTCTACCATAATTGTCGTCAACGACTAATTCTATAATGCCACTCCTGGCATAACTAATTTTAAATTATAAGACCTGTACATAATACATGACTCATGACCAGACGGTGATGTTATAACTGCCATTGTTTCAGTTCGCTCTTCGTTTATGAAGTAACTCACTAAAAATGCAATTTCACCATCTTCTTTACCATTAACTCTACCAAATGAAAAACTTTCTAATTTAAAGTTATTATCAAGAACATACATGTTTACTGCGTCTGTCGTACCACACACTACAGGAACATTCATCCAATGAAATGGATTTGGTAAGATATCTTCTTCTTGTTCTTCTAATAATGGATTTTGTGTTAGTGTACCAGCTTTTACATCTGTTACACATGATACTACAACAATAAAAGTTAGTATAAATGCCAGTAAAGAGTTTTGTTTTATAATGCTCATAGCGTTCTCCTCTAAGAGACCATTATGACTTTATAGTGCCTTTTGTCTTCTCTTCATAATATTTATAGAAACCTTTGATTGCGTCACCAAGTTTTTCTTCGTAATCAGCTTTGTTCTTTACGAATGCCTTGCATGAGCCATCTTCACCGGCTTGAAGAATAACAATCTGCTCAATTGGTGTACCAAATAACTCTTCGTACATAATCGCATAAGCAGTACATTGAATATAATAGTTTTCATTCCAACTATCTACTCGTTCTTTGTTAGCAGTTTTAAAGTCAATCACGGACAGTTTACCATTGTATTCTGCAATACAATCAACTTGACCAGCAACGGTCAATTTGTTACTATACATTATTTGTTCTAATGCGTGAATATTATCAACTTGGTCAAGGTATGGTTTTAATAGTCTAAACATACCTAGAGGCAACACATCTCGAATAGATGGTGTTTCGCCTTTTAAATATTGTTCTACAAGTGTGTGAGTAGCAGAACCTCTACGAGCCGCTCTATTCATTTCCCACCTTGCAGCTTCTTCGCCAACAGATTTACGCCATTTGATTAAACCAGGTTTTGGTATAGCACCTAATACTGTTGTAATACTTGGATAGTGTTTATCTTCAACAGCATAGAACCTAAAACCATCAATATTTTTACCTTTGGTAGTAGGAAACTTGCTTTCATCTAGTTGTACAAAGTTCTTCTTAGTCATTATATTTGTTCCTTTTCAATTTATATACTCATATTATAGTCTATAAAGGTCATATTGGCAAGCCTTAAATGCCTTTTTTGGCATATAAATCATTCAAATAATCTCTTTCCGACTTAAACGGTTCTGCCTCTCAGCTAATCATTGACATAGCTAACTCTGTAGTTTCGTCAACTCGTCTAGTCCAACCTTTACCAAAAGTAGCAAATGTACTTAAATTTTCATAATAAGTTTGTCTTGCACCTTGGAAGTCTTCAATACATTTTTCAATGCCATGTTCTTCAACATATTCACCTAATTTTTTTAATGTATTTGGTCCTATGCCACCGTCTGCAACAGTACCAATCATTGTTTGTAGG